TCACTTGCATTAGGAATAACTCCATCACAAAATAAATAAATTGAAATACTAGGATCTAATTTCAAATATTTGCGTACAATAAACATAAATTGATTAATAGTAATGTCAGACGGAACTAGAAACTTGGTTTTGCTTATCTGAGGTAATATATTATTATTGGGAAGTTTTTCAATAATAAGTGGTATACGTTCAGGATATTTAGCGCGAATTTTATTTGATTCCTGTGCGCGGATTTCAAATGTATGTTCTTTTTTAAATTTAGCTTGTATTTTATTTAAAACCAACCCATGTTTGGGTTGAGTGGGTTCATCAAAAGATGATTCATGTGATTGGTCGTCAGACATTTATTTTTTTACTGAATATGAATTTTTAATATAGAAAGACACCTGTCTGTTTATATTTAATTAATATTTATTACTAAAGACAGAAAAAAATAAAACACTAAAATAATCGCACAATTCACCATACCGTTTACCGCATACCGTTAAGTACCTTATTTAAGACAAGGTGGCTTCGCCACCGACCATGACCACCCTATTCGTGTGGCATATAGGTACTTAACGGTACATCCTTTATTTTATGGAAACCCATTGTTTTACTTTTGAAAAATATGCTGCTTCAAGGTAGTCATCGAACCCCAGACTATTAAATAAGTGCCGGTTTTCCTTATAGAATAATTGGGCCTTAGGACTGGATACTATTTGCAATATGAGTTTTTCCCAGCCGTCATATTGGCTTACATCGTATTTTTCTTTATCTGCACCACTTAAATAATATGTACGGTAAACATTTTCAATAGTTTGATAGAGAATAAACAGGAAATTCTCCTCTTCATATGTTAATTTGGGTTGCTGGGGATTCTTGTAATTCCCTTTAATAATCTCATTATAAAGTTCACCTAAATTTGCCTTATCACTCCCAAATTTCCCAAAAATATTGCCGATTGCCGAATTGGTAAAATCATTTAGTTTGGCGACTGTCTCTTTCTGCTCCCTGAAGCGTTGTAATAGTTTGTCGTATATTAGTAATAGGATATTGAAAATGAGTATAGCTTGCCCGAAAACACCAAGTGCATTACCCATAATATCTTTAACTGCTGGTGAACCAAAATAGTATAGGCTACCCATTACTATAAGTGTAATACCGAACAGAAAAATTATTATGTAAAAACTATTAGTTGGATTGGTTAAATCACGTAATTGCCACATTTTATTATTCTTAGTTATTATTCTTAGTTATTATTCTTAGTTATTATTCTTAGTTATTTTCTAAATTATTTTCTAAATAAGTACTTCAATTTCCGATTCCAAAAATAATCTGGGTTTAGAAAGACCCGGCAAAAATAAAAACACCGAAACTATATGTTGTGTGAATCTGAATTATGTAATATGCTAGGAATATATGCGGTAGTTTCATTTTTTTTTGCTTGGTATAGTTTAATAAAATCAATTTCGTTATCACACCTAAAACAAATTATTCTAATCTAATTACCAAATATGGGAGGAGGCCTTATGCAACTCGTCGCCTATGGCGCACAAGATATTTACCTAACTGGTAATCCCCAAATTACCTTTTTCAAGGTAGTTTACCGCCGTCACACTAACTTCGCCATGGAATCCATCGAACAAACCTTCAATGGTGCTGTTGATTTCGGCAAACGCGTGACTGCAACTATTAGCCGCAATGGTGATTTGATTAAGGATATGTGGCTCGAACTTGAATTCACTGATAATACTGGTCTTGAAAACGCGGTTTATGGTCTCGGCAATGCTCTCGTTAAGCAAGTTGAAATCGAAATCGGCGGCCAACTCATCGACCGTCAATATGGTGAATGGCTCGATATTTGGTCTGAACTTTCCGTCCCTGAAGGCAAACGTGTTGGTTATGACACTATGGTCGGCAACGTTCCTAACACTCAATTAGGGACTGACACTGATTCTGACACATGGTCTATTGTATCCCGCCGCTACACTAAGGCCAAACTCGATGTCCCCCTTATGTTCTGGTTCAACCGCAACCCTGGTCTTGCTCTCCCACTTATTGCTCTCCAATACCACGAAGTCAAGATTAACCTAGATATCGAAACTGCTACCAACTTAAAACGTGGTACTGCAGGAAATGCTCTTACTCTTACTGGCGACCGCCTCAAACTCTGGGTTGATTATATCTACCTTGACACTGATGAACGCCGCCGTTTCGCTCAAGTCAGCCACGAATACCTCATCGAACAACTCCAATTCACTGGTGATGAATCCCTCACTGCTAGCAGCACTAAACGTGTTGACCTCAACTTCAACCACCCATGCAAGGAACTCATCTGGGTCGGACAAAAGACCGTACTCAAACGCGGTGGTGGTCCAGCATCTGAACCCTGCAAGTTCTCGCAACTCGGGTCTACTGCCATGAAGATTAAGCTCCAACTCAACGGCCAAGACCGCTTCCAAGAACGTCGTCAAGAATACTTCTTGAACGTCCAAACATACAAACACCACACTCACATGCCCCGCAGCAACCGCTTTGTATGCCTTGTTTCTGTTGATTACACCAATGAAACTGACAACGTACCCGATGATGAACGCGCACTTGTTGAAGATAACGCCCAATGGATTTATGTCTACTCCTTCGCTCTTAACCCCGAAGAACACCAACCTAGTGGCACTTGCAACTTCTCCCGCATTGATAATGCTACACTCCAACTTACCAATGTTGCCATCGGTGGTGTTCTCAAGGTCTTCGCCGTCAACTACAACGTCCTCCGTATCATGAGTGGTATGGGTGGGTTAGCATATTCCAATTAAGCTTAGATTAGGTTGTTTATTTTTACCCATTTTTCAATCAAATAATTAATTAATTTAAATTCCAAACACAATGTTGAGTAATAATTTTAGTATCAGTGGCCATAGTAGTTTGTGTGTGCTAGGATGGTATTTGGCGGTCTGATACAATTAATAGCATATGGAGCTCAAGATATTTATCTACAACCTAGATATGAGAAATATTTTAAAATTCGTGTTACCAAATTCATGTATTATGAATACTTGACACCTGAGTTCTGCCTGACATTTAATTAATTAACTAATCGCCAATACATACGTTAAAAATAAAACTAGTATTCATATTGCAAATATTGTGTTATAATACGGTTTGGCATGCTAGATTAAGTTTAATTTTTATCAAATATTTTCGGTGAATAGATTAATAAAACTAATTACACAATCAAATAATTATCTAATCTACAGAAATGGGAGGTGGTCTTATGCAACTCGTCGCCTATGGCGCTCAAGATATTTACCTTACTGGTAACCCTCAAATTACCTTCTTTAAGGTAGTTTACCGTCGTCACACTAACTTCGCCATGGAATCCATTGAACAAACCTTCAATGGTGCTACTGGTTTCGGTCGCCGTGTTACTGCCACTATCAGCCGTAATGGTGACCTTATCAAGGACATGTGGCTTGAAGTGTTCTTTACCATTCCTGAATCTGCTGAATTACGTTATGGTTATGGTAATGCTTTAGTCAAGCAAGTTGAAATCGAAATCGGTGGCCAACTCATCGATCGTCAATATGGTGAATGGCTTGATATCTGGTCCGAACTTAGCGTCCCTGAAGGCAAACGTGCTGGCTATGATGAAATGGTTGGCAACTATGGATTCACCAATGCCAAAGTAGATGTTCCCCTTATGTTCTGGTTCAACCGTAACCCTGGTCTTGCGCTTCCCCTTATTGCTCTTCAATACCACGAAGTTAAAATCAATCTTGACATTGGGGCTAATGAAGATGTTGACCAAAAAGATAGTGGGCCTACTGCCCTTACTAGTTTGAAACTCTGGGTCGATTACATCTACCTCGACACTGATGAACGCCGTCGTTTCGCACAAGTCAGCCACGAATATCTCATCGAACAACTCCAATTTACTGGTGATGCGGCTATTTCTGGCACTAGCTTCCGCACTGAGCTCAACTTTAACCACCCATGCAAGGAACTCATTTGGGTTTGCCAAATTGATAGTCAAAAACGTGGAGGCACTTCAGGCCAACCTTGCCAATTTACAACTCTTGAAAATCCTTCAGCTAACCCCGGTGCAACAGCAATTCTCAAACTTAACGGCCAAGACCGCTTCCAAGAACGCCGTATGGAATACTTCCGCCGTGTCCAAGGCTTCAAACATCACACTCACTCTGTTCGCACTGATTCCAATCACCTCCAATTCATCTACCTCTACTCCTTTGCTCTTAACCCCGAAGAACACCAACCTAGCGGCACTTGCAACTTCTCCCGTATCGACAACACTGTCCTCAGCTTTAATAACAATCCATCTCGAACTGGTATTATTAAGGTATTCGCTGTTAACTACAACGTCCTCCGTATCATGAGTGGTATGGGCGGGTTGGCATATTCCAACTAAAGTTAGAATATTTGTCTTGCTTATTCCAATTAAGCTGCGCTTAATGACCTTCTGCCAATTAAGCCTAGATTAGGTGGTTTGTTTTTAATATTTTTCAATAAAAAACATTATTTGCAATACGATAAAAATAAAAACTGTGGGAATTGTTGTTGATGTAAATGTAAATCATGGTTACCATCGTTCATTTATTGTTAGGAATTACCTAGATATACTTTAATAAAACTTAATTACACAATCAAATAATATACTAATCTAATTACTCAAATATGGGAGGTGGTCTTATGCAACTCGTCGCCTATGGCGCTCAAGATATTTATCTTACTGGTAATCCTCAAATTACCTTCTTCAAGGTAGTTTACCGTCGTCACACCAATTTCGCTATGGAATCCATTGAACAAACCTTCAATGGTGCTGTTGGCTATGGAACTCGTGTGACTGCAACCATCAGCCGCAACGGTGACCTTATCAAGGACATGTGGCTTGAGGTATTTGTTAGCGGAACCAGGACTGGCGCTGTTTATGGTGTAGGTAATGCCCTTGTCAAGCAAGTTGAAATCGAAATCGGTGGTCAACTCATTGACCGACAATATGGTGAATGGCTCGATATCTGGTCTGAACTCTCCGTCTCTGAAGGTAAACGTCTTGGCTATGATGAAATGGTTGGTAACACAACACCTACTCAACAAAAACTTGATGTCCCCCTCATGTTCTGGTTCAACCGCAACCCCGGTCTTGCTCTTCCCCTTATTGCTCTTCAATACCATGAAGTTAAAATAAATCTTGATTTAGCTCAATCAACTGATTTGTATACTACCAATACACCCACACTTGATGTTAAACTTTGGGTAGATTATATCTACCTCGACACTGATGAACGCCGCCGCTTTGCCCAAGTTAGTCACGAATACCTCATTGAACAACTCCAATTTACTGGTGATGCTTCTATTTCAGGCACTAGTTTCCGTTCTGAACTTAACTTCAACCACCCTTGCAAGGAACTTATCTGGGTTTACCAACGTAATGCATCCTCTGGTGCTAATCTTGTTCGTCGTGGTGGTTCAACTGCCAACAGTGCTGTAATTTCTCCTTGCAGCTTTGTAGCCCTTCACAGTGATACTGCTACTACCGGTTCCGAACCCAGTGCTATCCTCAAGCTCAATGGCCAAGACCGCTTCCAAGAACGCCGTATGCAATACTTCTACCGTGTTCAAAACTACAAACACCACACTCATTCTGCTCGCGCAGCCAAAAATCAATTTATCTATCTCTACTCATTTGCACTCAACCCTGAAGAACATCAACCTAGCGGCACTTGCAACTTTTCCCGTATTGATAACACTGTCCTCAGCTTCAACAATTTAGTATCTTTGGAAGATGGTATTGTTAAGGTCTTCGCCGTTAACTACAACGTCCTCCGTATCATGAGTGGTATGGGTGGCCTCGCATATTCCAATTAAGTTTAGAATTTTTATAGCTTAATTATCATTCATTTTTCATTTTTCATTCATACTAAAATTAACTGCATCATTCTGTTCTATTCATAAAAATACTAACAAACAAATAATAATATTTTGTTATACGTGAAAAATAAATATACCGGGAAATCAATGTTGAATTAATATAAAACGGATATACCATCGTTCATTTACCGCTAGGAATTACCTAGATATACTTTAATAAAACTAATTACACAATCAAATAATATACTAATCTAATTACTCAAAAATATGGGAGGTGGTCTTATGCAACTCGTCGCCTATGGCGCACAAGATATTTATCTTACTGGTAACCCTCAAATTACTTTCTTCAAAGTAGTTTACCGCCGTCACACTAACTTCGCTATGGAATCCATTGAACAAACCTTCAATGGTGCTGTTGCTTTTGGAACACGTGTTACTGCAACCATCAGCCGCAATGGTGACTTGATTAAGGACATGTGGCTTGAAGTTTCAGTTTCTGCATCTACTGGTTCTAAATATGGTGTCGGTAATGTTCTAGTCAAACAAGTTGAAATCGAAATCGGCGGCCAACTCATCGACCGTCAATATGGTGAATGGATGGATATATGGTCCGAACTTTCCGTCCCTGAAGGAAAACGTGTCGTTTATGACGAAATGGTTGGTAATGCCTCTGCTGGTAACGCATTGCGTAAGCTTGATGTTCCTATCATGTTCTGGTTCAATCGTAACCCTGGTCTTGCACTTCCCCTTATTGCTCTTCAATACCATGAAGTAAAAATTAACCTTGATATTGCGTCACCAGCTGATGCATATGCTGGTAACTCACCTACACTTTCCATGAAACTCTGGGTCGACTACATCTACCTTGATACCGATGAACGCCGTCGCTTCGCCCAAGTTAGCCACGAATACCTCATCGAACAACTCCAGTTCACCGGTGATGCATCTATTAGCGGAGGCTCTTTCCGTACTGAGCTCAACTTCAACCACCCTTGCAAGGAACTCATCTGGGTTTACCAAACTGCCGCACAAGCACGTGGTGCTGGTAATGGTTCTGACCCCTGTAAATTTGCATCTCTTGAAGTTGGCACATCTGAAAATGGTCCTAGAGCAATTCTCAAGCTTAACGGTCAAGACCGCTTCCAAGAACGCCGTATGGAATACTTCCGCCGCGTCCAAGGCTTCAAGCACCACACTCACTCTGTTCGCACAGGAAACGCACAATACATCTACCTTTACTCATTTGCTCTTAACCCCGAAGAGCACCAACCCAGTGGCACTTGCAACTTCTCCCGCATTGATAACACTATCCTCAGCTTCAACAACCTTAGTGGTTTAGGTGAAGGTGGTGCATCTGCAGGTATTGTCAAGGTCTTCGCCGTCAACTACAACGTCCTCCGCATCATGAGTGGTATGGGTGGTTTAGCATATTCTAACTAAAGTTAGAATATTGGTCGTTGGCCTACCTAAACTTATCCGGTTTATTTGTGTTTTTACAATTTTTCAATCAAATATAAAAGTACACAACGCAAAAAAAAAAATAAAATAACATATTGCATCATCTCCGTTTCGCCATCGCTACAAATGGCACACCGATTGCAGACATGATATCTTCTTCGGTAGCTAGGTTAGGAATAGCAGTGGTACCACGATAAAGCCCGAATTCATTTAGTTTTAGACCCCGTTTTTTAGCAGCCAGCCGCAAAATCTGGTTAAAATCCCGTCCACTAGTGAAATACATGCGCCCAAATACCATTGATTCCATAGGAATAAGCCGGATATCAACATGTCTTACTGGATGCATGGAATCCAACCTGAGAAGGGATAATAGTTTGGATTCGCCCCTAGCATATAATCCGACCTGTAACCCACTACTATTCATCAATTCAGATAATTCCTTTGTGAGTTCATTCCCGTGGAGTTTCAAATCCTTGAGATCCTGAATAAGTGGGGTGAATACAAGGATATCGATATCTTTGCTTTCAAATCGGCCACTAGGATAACTACCTGCTAATTCCATTTCAGGTCGCCATTTTTTACTGAAGTCTGCGCCCTTGCCGGTATGGGTCGTAATCTGTGTAAGTTTCGCGAGCATGGCTTCTGCTTCAGTACGAGGAATCTTTTTTATTAGGTCGGGATGGTGTTTGAGTCCTAGCTGTTCTAGGTCATTCAGTTTTACTTTCCCTGCTTTGTGAGCTACAAACAATTCGTCAGTAGTATGAATACCTTGGCGGTGTAATGCTAGGGCACGTGTAGGCCCAATACCTAGCACAGCAGCAACATCATGCAATGCGGATTCTTGTGCTTCTGCCAGTTTGTGAGTAACATTAAGTTCCCGGAATATTTGCATTTCGCCATCTTTTAGATATTCGTCAACCTTTTTAACCATCTTAGCACCGATACCAGATAAGTGCGCTATTTGCTGACCGCTCATGATTTCTTCCGGGTAATTCTTAATAGTCAACCATGCACGCCCATATGCTAGTGCACGGATTTTATCGGGTTCCACCAATGTATAGTAATCCTTGAGTTCACGCAGTTTATTTAGTAGTCCTAGATTAGCCGGATTACTAAGACCTATTACCGCCGCATAATTCGATTTAGGTGCTGATCTAGGTTGTGTTTTGTACCTTTGCTTTAGTGTTTTATATTTTATAGTCCTAGTACCACTTCGAGAATACGACCCTTTGCCGGATTTGGAACCCTGTTCTGACTTATGTGTGAGCTGCCATCCACATCCGGCCTTAGAATGTCCGTCACGGAATTGATTTAGAAGTCCTAGCTCTTGTGCGTATAATTCACCATCTGGATTTGCAGCCGAACCAGCCCGATGTGTTTCCAAGATGATTGGAATCCGCCTGGATTTGGCAAAACCGACCAATTCGCGGACAACTGACATACATGGGTCGTCTCGGTATATATAACCATCTGCCAAACCCATATGTTGGTCTTTCTTAGAACCTAGTGGCTGCTTATTATCATTAAGGTGAACGCTCCTAATGTATTCTAACCCTATTTTGGTATTAAAATCATGGAGGTAATCTTTGAGACCTTTGGGTGTACGAATATCTACTCCACTTGCAAATATATGTGCGGTGTCGATACAAATGCCTAGATGTTGTTTATAAATCTTAGTGGGGAAATGATGGTCATGTGCCGGTGCGGTGATAATCATTGTCCAGAGTTCAGCTAGGTCATCTAGGTTAGCAGCAATTTGGGTTCCTTGACCGGCAGGGGTTTCTAAGCAAAGTTTGACATCGGGAGTATTTTTTGACATCCAATAAAGTATATGCCGGACATTAGCAGCCATATTTTGATAGGCTTCTTCCCGGGATAGTGCCATCTTATTGCCGATATGGAGAACTACTATCCCGCCACTCAATTTTTGTGCTTGTGTCAAATCCCACCGTAGGTTAGCATGTGCGAATTGGATTCGGCCACTGCTAGGAGGCCACGCACAGAAGTTTAAAACATATACTGCATGAATGACTAACACTAGGCCAGTATTTTGCCGGAAAGTGCGGATTTTTTGGATTTCATCAGGTGTGAGCTGATGTTTTGCTTTGAGACTTGCTGTCATATTAGACCCTGTGAAAATCTGTGCAGCAGTGGCACCTAGTGCATGGGCATACTCTAGGCCGGCTAGGCATCCTGGGGTAATACTTGTATGGATACCTAGAGGTGGTTGTTGTGGTGTAAGACTTATCATATGTTTATTAATTGACATTTTGCAAAGGATAATCACTATTTACAAAATAGAAATATGTAAAAACCCAAAAATAATAATTACTGTCTAGCTAACCAACCCGTGAAAATCTGGCAAGCTGGTACATCTAGGTCTATACGACCAGTTAGTAATTCATCCATATAATGTGCGGCCAATTCATTAGGGTGATAATGATTACGTCCACTGCCAAAGAACCCAGTGAATTCCTTGAGTTTTTGAAGTTCAATAGGTTGTGTTCCTAGATATCGGCTGCCACCAGCAGCTAGGGGATATGCTCGGAATTGTATATCATGTAAGCTTGTTGGGGTAAGTGTTGGATATACTGCGCCAATCCAATATTGTATTGATGAGCCACTGGGTTGCCAAATCCAATGAGGTGAATTAGGTGGAGGTAGTGCATCTGGATTAAGCCTGGACCGTAGTATGATTGATTCTAGACCAGCTGGGGTTTCGGCTATAGGCATAAACCCCCATTCCTGATAGAGACGATTGAAATCACCTGGCTGAAAACGTTGCCAAATATGCGTAATTTCATGCCATAGAATACCCAGCGAATCCAATCCGGCACTCGTATTATCAGATGTACGAAACCAATCAGGCCGCATTAGAATTGCTCGGCCATGAGTATGTGGCATCCCACCTTCTAGCCATGGTGCAGCTTTGCATAAATAACTGGCTGCCATCCATTTTTTTGCTATCTTCTGCCAACCAGCGTCTTTGAGCCCCGAAAGTCCAGTACTAATCCATTTAGTTGTAGCATGTTGTTCGGAACTACTTATTTGTTGGCAAACACCACTACGATATAGGTCAGATAGTTCAGCCAGTGTATCAAATCCACGGGCTTGAATATTAGGTTGGTTCATATGAATCAAATAATCGGCGGCGATATATGCCTGTAAATTCGCACATTGATGGTCTCCTGGTTGTATATAATTTATTATTTGCTGACCTGGACCTGATTCAATTCTGTCAGGCCATTCATTTGGTGTGAATGATTCTATATATGGCGATTCAGAAGTGCTACTTGCTTGATTTGTGGTGCTAGGTTGTTTGCGAGACCAGTCCACATACCTAATTAGTGTATAAAGTAATATTAATACTAATAGCACAAGGATTAACCATCCTAGCTCTGCGCCTAGTTGCCAATTAATTTTTTTACTTATGGTTTCTATTTTTTCAGAGAAGTGCTTGCTAATTACCGAGCGGTTAGACCATAACTCCTGGAACATCCCGTACTTAGTATTTTTTGGTATGTTTACGTGATATTTATTATTAATAGGTGTAATTTATGGGTGTAATTAATAGGTGTAATATATGGGTGTAATTAATAGGTTTTTATTGAATGCAGTCACTATTGGGTTTATATGAAGTGTCAGCAGCCGTACATAAATTATTTGCTGCCGGTGGATTAGTTGGCATGGGTGGTGTACTAATAGTTGGAATACGCCTATGACACCGACTGTCTGCAGGTGATTCTTGTAACCACCGTATAAATCGTTCCCAATAGCTTTCTTGCCCGTTAGCATCACGTTGTCGGTCTCCCGCGAATCTAGGTGCACCATCCGTCTTAACTGAATAGAGGTAGATAACTGCAATAGTGCAAATGATTAGTATAAAATAGATATATAATACATACATGAGGTCAATTGATTCGTTATCTAATGTCCGGATGGCTTTGACACGATTAGAACCAGACAACGAACGACGATAATTAGCGGCAGGTGGAGTTGCAAGTATATTTCCCATCGTTATATGATATATGTGATATCTGCGTGGGATCTTCGTGGGATCTTCGTGAGATCTGCGTGAGCTCTGGTGTTTACTTTTTAATTCTATTTTTCCTGTTGTAGTATTTCTTTTACACAAAAAATATAAACCATTTGGATTTACCCAGTGTGAACGCGATATTATTCAGCATCTAGGACACTGTTTCAATAAACTGGAATGGGTTAGTAATTGATGTACTAATTTCATGTTTATAAATTTTGAAAAGTGCCTCTGCAATTAGCTTATCCCTTTGCGATTTCTTGACTTCGTTTACTTGGATATACCTAGACATAGGAGTAGTACTGGATATTAGACCGCCAACAGGGTCAGCTTCTAGTTGCCAACCCGCAACCTGGTTGGTGGCAATGGATGCACCCGATGGTGTAGTCTTGGAAGCTACTAGCTGTTTATAAGACAGTTCTGCAAGCGTCCAGTAATAGTATTCTTGGGTTTCAATTGATTGATAACTTAGCTCTTTGTTGCGAGGTAGTTTGAAGATGTAACCGCCATAATCACGATAAATATATTGAGTGTCTAGGTGTTCTGGGCGTTGGATATTCATATTAACTTGCTTGGGTATTTGGGTATGTAATATTATTTTCTCACAAAACAATTTTTGTGGTCCTAGCATCAGAATTTGATAGCTAGGTTATATTTCATAAATAAAGTAAAAAATAAAGCATAAAATTAAATACAAAAGGATAAATATACAGAATTAATCTATAAAGAATATGGAAAGTCAAACATCATCATTAAATGCCTTTTCGGTTGGTAAAGCCATTATTAATTCAGTAGTGAGAATAACACCGGTTGCACTTTATACCGGCTCTGCGGTCAGTGGTCTAGTTTTTGAGGATTTTCGGGCGTCAATACTCTTACTGGGATTTGTTCTTAATGAAGCGATTTCATATGGGTACCGGATGATATTACAGGGTGTATATAATCCGCAATGTGCGTTGATGAAAACCGACCAAGATTATTTCGTCCTACCATCACCAATTTGCCAAACAGTTGCATTCTTTGCCGGGTTTATGTTTAGTGAAATGTACGCACGCCAGGAATTTTTGCCACTAAAAACTTTTGTCCTCATCGCACTTATGGTTATTACTATCTTTAGCCGTGTGAATGTGGGTTGTAAATCATTCCTAGATGCACTTTATACTACTCTAGTGGGGTTAGTGCTAGGTGTGTTCTACTTCAATGTAGTGAAAGATTATTATCGTCCTGACTTCTTCCGGGCCAAAGCCAGTCCAGCCACCGGCAAACCTGAAGATAAAGGTGTTGGTGATTTCTTTGAATTCAATTAACCAAATGTTAATTTCATTGGGAATTCAATTAACCAAATGTTAATTTCATTGGGAATTCAATTAACCAAATGTTAATTTCATTGGGAATTCAATTAACCAAATGTTAATTTCATTG